GGAAGCTCTACGACGAGTTGATGCAGACCGCTTCTTGGCTCCTGCGGCCTTCTTGTAAGTCTTCTTGGCAGCTTTAATCGCATTCTTTAAGCTGAACTTGCGGCCCTTAGCCTTCGCGTCCTTCTTCTCTTCCGCGATATAGGGCTTCATGTGAGTCATCCATGCATTTGCCATTTTATATTATCAATGACATTTTATACCGTGACGTTGTAGATAGGACTTATTTTCTGCATGGGTTGGAAGGATAACGCAGGGTCGGGCATCGTAGGAGTTTTGTATTTCTTAGGTTTGAGTGGACGTAACGCAGCAGGTTTGAGCACTATACTATTTTCCTGAAACTCGCCAATATATAGTTCCATCATGTCATCAATAGACCCGTAATTCATCATGATTAGCTGACAACCATATGTCAATAAGATTTGAGGATTATTATTCTTTAAATCTTCTCCGACATCGGGTACAACCATCGTAATATGATTACGATTGTAGTTAACGAGTTCATCTGCATCATGAGGTTGAGATGCTTGAGTATACGTCATTCTACGCAGATGAGATGTTGACCAAGAAATATTTATGAGTTCTTCCATCAGAGTACCTTTCACGTTTCCTCCTGAAATAATAACAATTTTATTCTGGAGATTACAGATTGGTTCTACAACAATATTTTTGCGCTGATATCCGTAAGTATAATCTAATAAATTTGACTTAAACGTTGTTTTCAAAATCTCTGCAGCTGCATTAATAACAATTGACTTATCAGTATGAAATACTAAACTTAGTAAAAAGGGGTCACTGGATACAGGACAGTTAATACTATTGAACGCATTATTCATAATTGAAATACAGCATGCTTCTAGAGGAACAGTGTTATACGCATAATCAGTACCTAATTTCTGATTCTTTAAGCCTACGACAGGTTTATCTTGTTCATCTGAATACACATCTAATTCTACTAAACGTGGACCAGCTTTAATGACCATTGGAAGAATCTTATCAGAAATGTAATCATACACATCTGCTCCAGGAAATACAGAATACGAGGACGAAGCAATATAGTAATCGCATAAGCGATACTCTGATGGCTGTGGACATCCTAATGGAGCTAGCTTCATAACAGAATCATATGTAGTAAATTTAGGTTTTGCAGCACTCAAAGCCTTAGATTCAGACGGCTGTAGAGATAGATACAAATAATATGCTCCAACTAGAATTCCTATAAATATAGCACCTACAAACATAGGACTCAGTTCCATTATTTCTTACCAACATTAAACAACACTCCGCGGAAACTTCTAATCACCGCATCAGGAATACGTTCTTCCATCGAAATTCCTGCGAGACAACATAGATGAAAATATAAGCAATACATACCACATTCAGAGTTTTCGTATTGATGACGAGTTTTATTATAGGTTAATTTCATAGGTTTCTTATGTATTTTTGTTGCATCCCACTGTTCTTTCCATCTAGCCATTAAGCGTTTAATTTCAGGTTCAGGTGAATGTGCATAGGAATCAAAATACGTAAATCTAGGATACTCTAATTCAGGCCGTATATCGCAAAATACAGATATCCAATGCTGACCTTTTCCAGTGCTTACATCTGTATTAATAACAATTCCAATCTGAGTATATTTTTTATTATAGATGTCGACTAAATTCATAGAGCATAGAGAATCAACTAAACACTTTCCTATGTTTGATTTCTTATCAAAATCCATAGGAACACTTCCCTGATAATAATAATTTGGAATCAATCTCATATATTCTTTTTCAACTTCATCAATATCATCGGAGGAAAGCCATTCTTCCGGATTCTTTTCCCATGAATCAGGAGCTTGTTGTTTTATCATCAATGAACTCATAATACATTCAAATCTTCCATTCTCACACTTATTTTTTAATCTCTTCTGTATAGTTTTCCAAACAGATTTTCCAGGTAAAATTGGCTTTTCTGATGGATTTTCTTCATTGTATACTTTTCGTAAGTTTTCAACTATCCGCTCATCCATCTCTTATCTTAAAAATGGATTAAGTTCTTCGCTCCTAGTTCACAGTATAATGGAGGACCTAAAGACCTGTATTAAGAAGTACCAAGAGATTGACAATCAGCTCAAGCAACTCAATAAGTCGGTGTATGAACTGCGTGAGAATAGAAGATGTCTAGAACTAGACCTTGTTGATATTGTAAGACTACCCGAGTTTTCAACAATCAGAAAGTTTGAAATTAATGATGGTTCATACCTAACAGTAGCAAAACCAGGTGAGTGGAATAAGCCTTGGAATCTTTCACAGAAAGATTTGAAAGAACTCAGTGAACGATATTTTGCATCCACATCATCTCCAAATGCAGATGGGCTTACGAAATACATTGTAGCAGAGAAGAAGAAAACACTAGTAGGAACAGACTTTACATTCCTACGAGTGATTCCAGGTGAAGATTCTTGAGTATAGATAATGGGTGAGGCTTTAGAAGGTTTAATGAGCCTCTCAAATGAAAAATATGTTACAGATGTCCCTTCGGAAAGAAGCGGATTTTTTGCTAGTTTTGGACCATCTGATTTTTTGCATTACATTGAACCAGCTGTTAAAGGTGAAGAAATGAATGATGTTGTACAAATATGGAAGAATTTACAGCTTCTTTCAGTGAAAGGCAATACAACTATTCGTAATGTTCTAGAGCAAAATGTTAAAGCACAAGACCAATGTAATGCAGTCTATTCTGAAATACGAGACGAAAAAGCTATGTGTTGGTTATGTGGATTTACAATTGAAGAACTAGGAGTATATACACAAAATCCTTGGACGTTAGCTAAACCAAATTTTTCTATGAATGGACCACAGTGTGAACATCTAATACCTGTATCGGCTGCTATGATGTATTTCCATGTTGCGGATAGAAGTAGTGGAAAATTAGATGAAACCGATAAAGCATTTCTGTCTAAAAATTATAAGTGGTCTCATAAAGTTTGTAATGGACTTAAAAGTGATATATTATTTATAAATTTAATTAAAAGAGATAGAACAATTCCTACTCGTAGCGAAATACAAATAAATAGAAATAGTGTTACTACATTTCTAGTTAGCTTATATACTACTTTAAACAAAGAACATGGTGTACCAATGAATATTTTGAAGTCTAGATTTGATGGTCAAGTCGATAAAGTACTAAGTGATTTAATACCTATTACACGAGTTCTAAAAAATATACCATCGTTTAATGTATTAATTGGAATATCAAAATTCATAGATAATTTAGAAAAGGTTAAAAATGCTAGATATGGAGGTAAAAAACGAAAACATACACGTAAAACAAGACGCCGGTCATAAATGCTAGCATACAATCCTTACAATTCTAAAAATCGCTTGTTTACCAAAACAGATATTCAAGCGATTCTGAGTAGTCATTCATGTGGTCTTAAAGTTCAGAACGTAAGCGTCTTTCAGACTGCAATGGTTCATTCATCATACGTAAAAAGAACAGAATACACAAGCCCAACAGGAGAAGTAACACAACTGGCGCCGAAACCTGATAATTGTTTGGATTTGTTCGTTGATTCATATGAACGTCTTGAACATCTAGGAGATTCTATTTTGGGAGCTACAATTTCAACCTATTTGATGAAACGGTTTCCTACTGAAAATGAAGGATTTATGACCGACTTGAAAAAGGAGATTGTTTGCAATGAAATGCTTGGTAGTCTAAGTCTTAAAATTGGTCTTGAAAAATTCTATATTATTTCAAGACACAATGAGGATGCGTGTAATGGTAGAACAAATCTGAAAAAGCTAGGAGATATTCTTGAAGCCTTTATTGGTGCTTTATGGACTGATTCGAATAATGATTTCAAAGTAACATCTTCATTTATCATTTCATTAGTAGAAACGTATATTGATATACCTAAGATTTTGATGAATAATCGTAACTTTAAAGAACAACTGCAAAAAGTATGTCAAGGAACATATCATTATACACCAACATATCAAATGCTTTCGTCAGCTGCTAATGTGTATACAATGGCAGCTATCGATTCGAAGGGTAAGCAAATTGGTATTGGGTCATCATCTACTAAGAAACAGGCAGAGCAGTTGGCTGCCAAAGATGCATTAACTAAATTACGATAGTCTTACGTGGAAGTCTGCGAACAAGTAGCTCGCGAGTAGTTCCTCCAACAGACATATCTTCTGCTCCTTCAGGAATACCTTCAATACTTCTAAGAACTTCTGCTACTCTCTGTGGCTGATCAGCAAACTGAAGAAGAAGTTGAGTACGAATAACATTACGTTTAAGAGCAGGGCGAGATGTGCGAACAGACCTACTAATATTTCCTACACCATTTCCTTCCAGTGAAAAATTATCAACTTCATTATCTCTCATGAATTCAAGAATAGCTGCAGAGTTTTTTGCTTTACGGTCTTTAATAGCTTT